TTCTTAATAGAGCTAAATCTCACTTTGAGAGTTTAGGAGTACAATCTTTAGAGGTTGAAGAATGGCCAGATGATAGTGGTAAACCCACAATTATTTATTGGAATCCAATAACACTAGCAGAAAAAAAACGTCTATTTGAAAGATCAAGTAATATTAACGATGTAGGTTTGTTAGCCGATATTGTTATTATGAAAGCTCTTGATAAGGATGGAAACAAAATATTTAAATCAGAAGATAGATTAGATATAATGCATAAAGTTGACTCTGATGTCCTTGCAAAAATATCTACTGCTATGGTTCAAGTCATTACTCCTTACGAGTCAAAAAAAAAGTAAATACTACCCCTGAACTCAGAAATATGTTACTAGTAGCGGACAGGCTAAAAATAACATTAAAACAAGTCTTAGAAATGTCTGAAACAGAATATAATACTTGGTTAGGTTATTTGATGCTTGAACAAGAAGAATATAACAGGAATAGAAAATTATAATGGCTCAGAATCTAGTACTTAATATTTTAGCAAAAGATAAAACTAAAGTAGCTCTGCAAGGAGTTCGTAATGGATTAAACAATTTAAGAACTGCGGTTTTTTCTTTACAATCAGCTATCGTAGGTATTGGTGGTGGTTTAGTAATTAGATCATTAACAAAAGTAGGATCTGAGGTTGAGGATCTAGGTGTAAGGTTTAATTTCTTATTTGGTAATGTTCAAGAAGGAACTAAAGCATTTGACAACTTAATAAGTTTTGCGGCTCGAGTTCCTTTCTCACTTCAAGAAATATCAGCGGCATCAGGAAACTTGGCAGTTGTGGCCAAAGATGCAGATGACTTAACTCGTATCTTAAAAATTACAGGAAACGTTGCGGCAGTAACAGGATTAGATTTTAGACAAACTGCTGAACAAATACAGAGATCATTTGCTGGAGGTATAGCGGCGGCAGATGTATTTAGAGAAAGAGGTGTTAGAGCTTTATTAGGTTTTAAAGCTGGAGCTACAGTTACTGCTGAAGCAACTATAAAAGCATTTGAGGATACTTTTGGTGAGGGCGGAAGATTTGGTAAAGCTACTGAAGTTCTTGCAACTACATTCACTGGTACTCTCTCGATGTTATCAGATAAACTTTTTAAATTTAAATTAGAAACTAACAGAGCTGGTTTTTTTGATTTCTTTAAAAATGCTTTAGTAGTTATTAACAAAGGTATTGAGGATAATGCAAAGGCCTTATCTAATTTTTCTCAAGCAGTAGGAGAGGGTTTAGTAAACTTTATAAAACAAGCCTTATTAGGTGGTGCGGCACTACTTGATTTACTAAGACCTATTTTTCAAACAGTTGCAATCGGTTTAGGTGGTTTATTAGATGTAGTAAAAGGTTTGCCACCAGGTATTAGAGAACTTGGTATAGTTGGGTTCTTGATGCTCGGAAGGACAGGCAAAATAGCAGTTGTTGGTATATTAGGATTATTAAAAGCTATTGGTGTCGATCTTGATGCAATAACAAATAAAGTTTTTGGAAAGGGGCAAAATACAGGAGTTGGCCCAGCATTTAAATCTGTAAATGAGTTTATTAAAAAAATAGAAGAAAATATAATTGTATCAAAGGAGCAATTAGCAGAACTTCAAAAAGAACTCAAAAAAGTAGAGGAGAGTGCTAAAAAAACAGGAGTGTCATTTGAGAAAATAAAAGATTCTATAAAAAATCAAATTAAAAAAGACTTAGAGTCTATTAATGAAACAATAGGTAAATTTATTCTTAAAGGTGTTGATAACTTTTCAAGAGCTTTAGCAGAGGCAGTTGTATTAGGAAAAGAACTTAAAATGAGTTTAGAGGAAATTGCAAAAAATTTATTAGTTGAAATACTTGCTTTCACTATAAAAACTGTAATTCAAATTGGTATTCAAAGATTATTAGAAGGGACAATATTTGACATATTTAAAAAACAAAGAGAGCAGTGTGAAGATATACTTGGTATCAAAATAAAAGATGCAACTGTAGAATCTATTAAACTTGCGTTGATGAAAGCTCAAACTGAAGAATTGAAAAAACAAAAAGACTTACAAAAAGATAAAAATAAACAATCATTTATTTCATTACTTTTGGGAGTACCAGCTATGGCAAGTGGTGGGTCTGTTGGTAAAGGAAAACCTACCATCGTTGGTGAGAGAGGCCCTGAATTATTTATACCAAACTCATCAGGACAGATAACACAAAATGCTAGAGGGACTGGCAGAGGCTCAGCAGTTGTAAACTTTAATATAAATACAATAGACTCAAGAGGTTTCGATCAGGCTTTAATTGAAAATAGAGGAACAATTACTTCTATAATAAATAATGCTCTTACTGAAAGAGGTAGAGGAGAGTTAATCTAATGTCAGGAGCATTTCCAATATCAACTGCAAACTTTGAGACTATGGGTATTAAGTCTTTGCAAGACACAATTATATCTAAATCATTATCAGGTAAAAAATTATCAAGGCAAATAGATAATCAAAGGTTCGGTTTTACTGCGTCTATTATAGTTGGAAAACGATCTGATATATATGGTGAGCTTATGGCCTTTATTATGAAGCAAAGGTCTCAAAAAGAAAATTTTACTATCATCCCTCCTGAAGTGGAAGATGCGAGAGGAAACGTAAGTGGAACTGTCCTAGTAAATGGAACTCATGCTATTGGCGACACAACAATAGATATTGATGGTATGACAGGAACTTTAAAAGCTGGTGATTTTGTTAAATTTGCATCGCACAGCAAAGTATATATGGTAGTTGCGGATGCAACAGCAGATGGTTCAAATGAAGCAACAATAACAATAGAACCTCCACTTAGAACTGCTTTAGTTGATGATTCAGTAGTCACATATGATAACATCCCTTTTACAGTTCATTTAACAAACGATATACAGGAGTTTGGAGTTGTTGGAGCTGATGGGTCAGGAAATTTATTATATAAGTATGAAATAGATGTCGAAGAAGCAGTATAAAATTAAATATTTTATGAATGCTGACTTCTTGGCAGAAGAAATAGTCGAGGCAGATGATATTGATGTTGAAAATCTAAATTTAAAAAAATACGACTTCCCATCAAAAAATGCTGACTACATAGTGAATGGTGATATAAAGGTTATTAGAAAAAGTATAGAAGATTATGGCAAGGACACTAACAACAGCAGTAAAGAACGAACTCCTAACAAATGAGATATTACCAGTACATTTGTTAACAATTGGATTTGGAACTCCAGTAAACTTAACAGATAATAGTTTTAACCTTACATCATCTGTTTCAGGATCAAGCACTACATATACCGCATCATCTTTTTTAGTTTCTGTTCCATCATTCACAGAAGAAACGGATCTTACAAAAACAAGTTTAAATATTGTTTTATCAGGAGCTGATCAAACTTTTATATCTACTTGTTTAAATGAAAATATAGTGAACGATAGTGTTGAAATTTACAGAGGAGTTTTAGACTCAAACAATTCTTTAATAGCTGATCCTTTGTTATTATATTCAGGAAATATAGATACATTTCAAATAGATGAAACAGAAACTGAATCCTCTGTCACTTTAACTGTTGTTTCTCATTGGGCCGACTTTGATAAAAAATCAGGAAGGCAAACTAACAACAATTCACAACAAAGATTTTTTAGTACAGATGTTGGAATGGATTTTAGCTCACAAACTGTTTTAGATATTAAGTGGGGTCGAAAATGACAACCTTTGATGAAGTAATAAACCTTTATTATAAACATAATAAATATAAAAAAAATACTTACCCTGAGTTATATTATCATATTTTACCTTCAATAAATTTAAATCAATACAAAATATTTAAGGATGAGGATGGTGTTTTTGCATTTGTTAACTGGGCCTATCTAAATAAAGATGTGGAAAGAGAATATAAGAACAATGCTCAAATATATAAAAACGAATGGAATTGTGGTGTTAATCTTTGGATTCATGATATAGTTTCTATTAGAAAGACAAAAGAGGTTGCATTATGGACAATTAAATATTGTTTAAATAAAATAAAAATAAATGATTGTTTCTCTTGGATTAGAGTAGATGAAAATAACCAAATAATTAGAGTAGCAAAAAAATATAAAAGGGAGTTTCACAATTAATGGGTGGTATTGTTAAATCAGCAAAAAAAGTATTTAAAGCAGTAAGGGTTTTTAATTTTTTAAAAAATATAAATCCATTTGTTGCTTTAGGTATTTTTGCAGTAGGTTGGCTTTTTATGAGATCTCAAAAACCTGATGTTCCTGACTTTGGAACAAATGATTTTGAAGAAACAGAACGTGGTATATTACTTAACAAGCAATCAAATAATGCGAGTATTCCAGTTGTATATGGGGAACGTCTACTTGGTGGAACAAGAATCTTTATAGAAACTTCAGGAACAGATAACGAGTTTTTATATGTAGCTTTAGTTTTATGTGAAGGTGAGATCAATTCAATAGAGGAAATTAGAGTTGATGATAAAGTAGTTTCTTTTAGCGGTTCTTTAACTGATAACACACAAAGAACAGTAGCATCTTCTGATTCTAATTTTTATAAAGATGGAGCAAGTTATATTACAATAGAGCCTCACTTTGGAACTGATGGCCAATCTGCATCAAGTTTATTATCTACATTATCAAGCTGGGGGTCTAATCACAAACTATCAGGCATATGTTATCTAGCATTAAAATTTAAATGGAACGCAGATGTATTTGGTGGAATCCCTCAAGTCCAAGCTAAAATAAAAGGTAAAAAAGTAATTACTCTTGCATCTAATTTATCTGAGCAAACTGCATCCTTTTCAACTAATCCAGCTTTTTGTTTATTAGATTATTTAAGAAACGAAAGATATGGAAAAGGGATAGCAACTTCAAATATAGACTTACAAAGTTTTTATGATGCCTCTCAAATTTGTGTCACTCAAGTCACTCCTTTTTCAGGAGGTAGTAATATAAATATATTTGATACAAATGCAGTTATTGATACCTCAAGAAAAGTAATAGATAACGTAAGAGATATTTTACGTGGATGCAGAGGTTATCTTCCTTATGTACAAGGCAAATATAGATTAGTTATAGAAACAACAGGATCTGCATCTGTATCGCTAGGTGAGGATGATATTATAGGTGGATACTCTTTAGCATCGCCAACAAAAAATTCTAAATATAACAGAGTAATAGCAACGTTTATTAACCCTGATCGAAATTTCCAGGCAGATCAGATAACCTTTCCTCCAACAGATGACTCTAGTTTGCCAAGTGCAGATAGACACGCAACGATGAAAACTGCTGATGGAGGTTTTCTTTTAGAAGGAAAATTTGATTTTAAAACTATTACAAGTCCTTATCAAGCTGAGGAGATGGCTGAGATTATTTTACGACGTAGCAGAGAATCTTTAGGCCTTAATATAACTTGCGGTTTCAAAGCATACGAACTTCATATTGGTGATATAGTAAATATAACTTTGTCTAGTCTTGGTTTTTCTAATAAAGCATTTAGAGTTTTATCTATGATCTTCAATGAGGACTATACGATCAGTTTAAATTTAGTAGAACATCAAGATAGTTTTTATACTTTTGCTACAAAA